AACTTTAGAACTGATTTAAACAATGCTTTATCTGCTATTTCATCAAATAATAGTGGTTCAAGTGAACCATCAACTATGTATGCTTATGAATGGTGGATTGATACTTCAAGCAATGTTTTAAAATTAAGAAACAGTAGCAATAATGCTTGGATAACAATGCCATTTAGCATAACTGCTGATAACACAATAGATATAAATGCTGGAACTGTTAATGGTATTACATCATTTAGTTTTAGTTCAGGATCAACAGTAACTTCTATATTAGATGAAGATAATTTAGCTAGTGATTCTGCAACAGCATTAGCAACGCAACAATCAATTAAGGCTTATGTTGATAGCCAAGTTACAGCACAAGACCTAGATATTACAGATGGTTCTTCTACTATTGCTATTGATCTTGATTCTGAAACTTTATCACTCTTGGGTGGTACTGGTGTTACATCAACAGCTTCAGGTAACGGCGTAACTTTCTCTATAGGTCAATCTGTAGGCACTTCAGACAATGTAGTATTTAATCAGGTTACAGGTGCATTAGTTGGTAATTCTTCTACTGCAACTGCATTAGCTACAGCTAGAACAATATCAGGAGTAAGTTTTGATGGAACTTCAAATATAACTTTAGATACAGATAATATAGGTGAGGGATCAAGTAATTTATATTATACAAACGCTAGATTTGATACAAGACTTGCAACTAAAACTACAGATAATTTAACAGAGGGATCAAGCAATAAATACTTTACAAATGAAAGAGTAGATGATCAGGTCAATACATTATTAACAGCAGGTGCAAATATAAGTCTTACTTATGATGATACTGCTGGAACATTAACAATAGCGAATACTAATAGTGCTGATATAACTTCTGTAGTAGCAGGAGATGGTCTAACAGGTGGTGGTACAGCAGGAGATGTAACATTAGCTGTTGGTGTTGATGATTCTTCAATAGAAATTAATTCTGATGCACTTAGAGTAAAAGCAACTGGTATTACAAATGCTATGTTAGCTGGTTCTATTGCAAATGCTAAACTTGCTAATTCAAGCATTACAGTTAATTCACAAGCTATTGCATTAGGTGGCTCACATACATTTGATACAGATGATATTGGTGAGGGAAGTTCAAATCTTTACTATACAGATGCTAGAGCAAATTCAGCTATAGATGCTAGAGTAACTAATACATTTATAAATAATTTATCAGGTGTTGTTGCTGATACATCAACAGCTTTAGCTACAGCAAGATCAATAGCTTTATCAGGAGATGTAACTGCATCAGGTGTTAATTTTGATGGAACAGGTGATATTACATTATCTACAACTATTGCAGCTAATAGCGTAGCTTTAGGAACTGATACTACAGGTAATTATGTAGCTACAATAGCAGGAACAACTAATGAAATAGATGTATCAGGTTCAGGTAGTGAAACTGCAACAGTTACAATAGGATTACCTGATGATGTTACTATTGCTGGTAATCTAACAGTCAACGGAACTACAACAAGCGTAAACACACAAACATTAGAAGTTGAAGACCCACTTATAAAACTAGCAAAAGCTAATAGTGGTGCTGATTCATTAGATATAGGTTTCTATGGATTGTACGACACTTCAGGATCGCAAGATTTATATGCAGGTTTGTTTAGAGATGCATCCGATAGTGGCAAGTTTAAACTATTTAAAGATTTACAAGCTGAACCAACAACAACAGTAAACACTTCAGGAACAGGTTATGCAGTTGGCACTTTAGTTTCTAACTTAGAGGGTGCTGTTACAGGTAATGTAACAGGGAATGTGTCAGGTTCTTCAGGAAGCACAACAGGAAATGCTGCTACAGCTACAGCTTTAGCAACAGGCAGAACAATAGGAATGACTGGTGATGTTATTTGGACTTCTGCATCCTTTGATGGATCAGGTAATGTTACAGGAACAGCAACTATACAAGCTAATAGTGTTGCACTTGGAACGGATACAACAGGTGATTATGTTGGAACAATAACAGGTGGTACTGGTATTACTTCTACAGGTGCTACTTCAGGTGAGGGTGTTGCACATTCATTATCAGTAGATGCTGCTCAAACACAAATAACAAGTGTGGGTGCTTTGGATGGTGGATCAATAACTTCAGGTTTTGGAAGCATAGATGTTGGTTCTTCTGCTATAACAACATCAGGAACAGTAACAGGTGGCACACTTGCAGGAACTTTATCTACAGCAGCACAACCTAATATTACAAGTGTTGGAACTCTTACTAGCTTTAGGTCAACAGGAATAGACGATAATGCAGATGCTTTGGCTATCACTATTGACAGTTCTGAAAGAGTTGGTATAGGAACTACAAGTCCTCAAGGTAAGATACAAGTTTTAAGTGGTTCTGCTCCAAACAAAGCAAATTTAATTGTTGGTTTCAATGATACTAGTGAAAATTATTTTGATGCTAATACACATATCTTTCGTGATGGTAATTCTAGTGAAAAAATACGCATTGATTCTTCAGGCAACGTTGGTATTGGAACTACAAGTCCTAATGGTAAGCTAACTATTTCAAATAGTGGTGCAGGTGGTTTTGAATTTACACCAGATACTACTGCTTTTAGTGTTGCTAACTCAAATTATTTAGCTTCTTATGATAGAAGTGCATCTGCTTATAGAGATATAGTATTTGATTTAGGTGGAGTAGAAAGTCAATCTGTTAGATTTAAAGCAGGTGGCTCAGTTGGTATAGGAACTTCAAGTCCTTCAAAATCATTACACATATTAAGTGCTGATCCTGTTATAAGATTAGAAGATTCAAGTCCATCTGCTTATGCAGAAATTGATGGTGCAGGTGGAGACTTAATTATAAGCTGTGATGCAGGAAATGACGATGCAGATTCAGTAATGCAATTTAAAGTTGATGGTTCAGAAAGAATGCGTCTTGATAGTTCAGGAAATGTTGGTCTGGGAACTACAAGCCCAAGTTCTTTTAATTCAAAAGGAAGAAATTTAGTAGTTAATAGCGATGGTGATACTGGCATAACTATTAGTGCTAACACTTCTAGCAGTAGTACTTTATTATTTGCAGATTCTTTCGCAGGTACAGGTGGAACAACAGCGTACAGGGGTTCTATAGAATATGACCATGCAACTGATCATATGGCGATTAGCACAGCAGCAACAGAAAGAATGCGTATTGATTCTGCAGGTATGTTAGGACTAGGCACAACTCCACCAACTGATTCACATGCTACTTGGAGTCAATTTTTTATAGGGCAAAAAGGTTCAGTAATCTCTGAAAAATTAGGTAGTGGTGGTCTTTTTGGAACTTATGTAACAGATAATCTTTATGTTGATAATGATACAGGAGCATTTGCTTATAGAGTTGCTAATGAAGCAAGTGCTTATTTACAAGAAGCTGCAACTCATAGATGGTATACAGTAGCGAGTGGAAGTGCAGGTGCAGCAGCTACATTATCTGAAAAAATGCGTATTGATAGTTCAGGGCAGGTTGGAATTGGATGCACACCTTCAAGACTTCTTGATGTAGAAAATTCAAGTGCTAGTGCTTTATGTTCTATTGTTTCAGGTACAGCATTAAAAGCAGGTTTTCTTTTTGGAGATACATCAGCAGATGACCAAGGTGGCATTGTTTACGATAATAATGGAGATTATTTATTTTTTAGGACTGGTGGTGCTGAAAGAATGCGTATTGATAGTTCAGGCAATGTAACTCACACACTTTCAGGTGGCGAAACTCTTGATATTGCTAGAGATGGTGCTGGAACTTTTGTAGGTAATTCTTCAAATCATAATTTAAGATTAATAACTAACAATGCAGAGAGACTTCGTATAGATACTTCAGGAAATGTTGGAATTGGAAATACATCGCCAAACGCAAATCTTCATGTTGAATCGTCTACTGTTAATCAAAATACTGTATTGGTAAAAAATACAGCAGGAACAGGTGTAAATTATGGGTTGGAAATAAGTGCAGGAACAAATGCAACTGACCATGCATTACAGGTTTTAAATGCTGCTGGTACATCAATGCTAAGAGTTCAAGGTGATGGCAATGTTAAAATTGGCAATACAGGTGGTAGTGGTATTCTAAATGTTGACAATGGTTCTAATGATGGTGGCTATGTTCACTTTGCAAATAATGTAGGTGGCACTACACTAACCAACGATAAAGGACTAGCTTTTGGTTGGAATAAATCAAGTGGTGGTGGCGAATCAGTAATTATAGCTAATCAAGGTGCAGGTTCTACTGGTGGATTAGTATTTGCAACAAATACAAGTGGTGGCTCATACGCAGAAAGAATGCGTATTGATAGTTCAGGTAAAGTTCAAATAGGAACAACATCTGCTTTAGCTTCTTCTACTTTTTCTGTTAAAGGTGCTGCAACAAATAGTCAACAAGTAGTAAGTTTGCACAATCCAGCAACTTCAGGAACAGTTTATTTTATGGCTTTTGGTACTGAAGCATCATATGCAGAAAGAGGATATATAACTTATGACCAATCAAATGTAGCTTTTACACAGACTTCTGATATTACATTAAAAGAAAATGTAAGAGATTTAAATAATGGTTTAGATACAATTTGTAAAATTAAACCTAGAGTATTTGACTGGAAAGATGGTCATGCAAAAGATACAGTAGGCTTTATAGCACAAGAAGTTGAAGAAGTTAAACCTGATTGGGTAAAAGAAAAAGATGGCATCAAAATGCTTGATACAAATTTACCAAATACAATACCTTATTTAATTAAAGCTATACAAGAACTATCTACAACAGTAGATGAATTAAAAGCCGAAATAACAACTTTAAAAGGAGAATAAATATGGCAAATTGGAATTGTAAAACTATAGATGTATATACACATGAACATAATGGACATGAGCAAGTTATCTACAATGTGCATTGGCGAGTAACAAAAGAAGATGGTGAATTTATAGGATCATCTTATGGTACTCAATCTTTAAATACTGAAGATATACAGGACTTTGTACCATTTGATGAAGTAACATCAGAAATGGTTGAGGGTTGGGTCAAAGATGCTATGGGTGAAGAAGAAGTATCTAATATTGAATCTAGCTTAGATCAACAAATAGAAGCTCAAAAAAATCCAAGTTCAGAAACCATAACTTTGGAAAACTGATATACTTTAATTTTAACTACTTATAAGGAGAGTAAATATGAGTGATAATGAAAATATGGATAACCAAGAACCAGTAATAATAACTTTTAACGATGTTGAGTACAGACAATCTGATTTATCAGAAGAGCAAATGGCACTTGCATCTAGGTTAAATGTTATTGGTAGAAAACTAGCATCATTACAAGCAGCACACGATGATTATGTAATGACTAATGATTATAAAAACATAGTCATTCAGTCTTTCGAAAGAAGCATAAATCCTGAAGTCATTGAGGAAGTTAAGGAAGAATAATGACTAGAAAGACTGCTAATGATGTTCACGCTGATCTTAGAGTTCACGAAAGAGAATGTCAGGAGAGGTGGAAGTCTATATATAAAAAAACTGATGCTTTGCAAAGTTCAGTCGATTCTATAAAGATTTGGCTCATTGGTGGTCTTACAACAATCATAGCTTCTTTAGTTACGCTTATTGTAAAAACCTCAATGTAATATGCTAGAAAAACTTATTGATCCTATTAGTAATATTCTTGATAAGTTTGTTGCTGACAAGGATTTAAAACAAAAACTAGAACACGAACTCAAAACAGAACTTCATAGAGCTAATATGGCTCAAATCGAAGTTAATAAAGAAGAAGCAAAACATAGAACAGTATTTGTAGCTGGATGGCGACCATTTACAGGTTGGGTGTGTGCAACTGCTTTAGCTTATCATTTTATTATTGAGCCAGTCTTAGTATTCTTTTTAAGCTGGTATGGCGTACAAATACAGTTACCACAATTTGATATGGGATCATTACTTACAGTCTTAATGGGTATGTTAGGCTTGGGTGGTTTAAGAACTTATGAAAAAAAACAAGGACTTACTAAGTAATGGATGGTCATAATCAAATATTCTTAGATAGAATTGTAGAGATGCTAAAAAGACATGAGGGACTAAGATTAAATCCTTATCATTGTTCTGCAAATAAATTAACTATTGGCATAGGTAGAAACTTAGAAGATAGAGGTATAACTGAAAGTGAAGCATTTTATTTATTGCATGGTGATATAAATTTAGTACAAGATGAACTTGTTAAGAACTGGGGTGTATGGAGAACTTTCCCTGAAAAAGCAAGACTGGTATGTATTGATATGACATTCCAAATGGGCATAACAGGTTTTATGAAGTTTACAGAAACAAGAAAACTTATGGAACTTGGCAAATGGTTAGAAGCATCAGAAGAAGTACTTAGATCAAGATATGCTATTCAAACTCCAAACAGAGCATTGTATAATTCAAGACAATTAGCTCTATGCAACAAAGATGGGCAAAAAGACAAGTGAAGATCACCAAGCTAATTCTAGGCTAGGTGCATTAGGAGAATCTTTAGTTCAAACATTTCTTTTAGAGCATTGTGATTGGTGTTATAGGACCCAAGAAAAACATCCAGCAGACTTAATGGTAGAGTTAGGTTCTGCTAAATATACTATTCAGGTTAAGAGTAGAAGAGAAACAAAAAAAGGTAAATATGTTTTTGCAACTGAAACTTCGAGATCATTATCTAGTGTATATAAGCACTATCATTGTGATATACACGCTTTTGTGTTTTTTGATAGCACGGGAAAACATATCTTCTTCAAACCAAATAACTCTTCGCAGACTTACTTCTCATTTGATACATCAATAATCACTCCAACATTAGCTATAGATTCTTTTAAAGACACTTTGGATCAGCTAAGTTCAGTACCCAAGATAAATCCTCTTTTAAAATAATTAAAATAATACTTGAACATATATATATATTTATGTATATTAATACACATGTTAAACAAAAAAGGAGTAATTAACATGGAAAAATTAACTAAACAATATATGGATGAACTTTGGGTAAATGCAGAATTTACAAATATTGTAAAAAAATCATCACAAAAAACCTTAATTATGATGTGTTTGTTAGTTGTTACAAAAATGACTACTAATTCTTTTAAGAAATTTATTAAACTTTATAAAGAACAGGAGAGTGCATAATGAAAACACAACAACAATACTTTGATGAAATAAACAATAATTGGCGAAAGTTTGATTCTTCTAAAGACTGTTATGTAAAAAGAAGATTGAGAAAACTCAATGTTGGTAATCTAAAATATATTTTAAATATGATTGATGAACAGATAAAAGATGTTGAATTAAATAGCAGACCATCAGAAATAGTAGCAACTGAAGCTGGATGGATGCCTATTCAAAAATATATTAATTACACTATTGATAAAAGGGAGAGTGCATAATGAGATACACATTAGAAGTATGGCTACCAAAAAATAACTTTTGGTTTAAAGCATTTGTAGGTAAAGATATGATTGAGCTTGGCAGACAGATTCTTAAAGTCAAAAAACAAGGTCATAAATATAGAGTTAGTAAAGAGAAAAAAAATGCAAAATAAACAAAAGTGGTGGGTTTACATCAATGGCTATAGAGTAGCAGAAACTAAATCTATTGGTTACAAATGGGTTTATTACAGAACTTCTAAATATTCTAGGTATAGAAAAATTAAAAGAAGTGAATGGGACAAGGCTTGTTTATCTACACTTGCTGAACAACAAGAAAAGTTAGATATTACAAATAAGGCTAGAGAGCTTGGAATATCTAACACTAAAAAATCAAGAAAGAAATTTGGTTGGACTTATAAGACTTTTCAAGAGATCAAATCAGAAGTTACATCTTATGACTAATCCATTTCAAAAGGCTTGTGATATTTTGGAACAGCATACAAGAATAGAAATTGCTGAAAAAGAATTAGAAGAAGCTGAAGAACTGGTAAAACAAAAAAGAGATAATTTATATAATCATAAAGCTAAATTATGGGAGTTAGAAAATGAGCAATAATGTAACATTTAATTTAACAGGTGGTGGAGAACTTAATATACCAGCTAGGTTTATAAGTGGTTTTTATAAAGATGATATTACTAGCGATGTCATAGTAGAGGTACTAGGTGAAGAATACATAGTCAGGGATAGCCTAGATGAAATTAAATATATATTGGGGATAGCTAGATGATGGATGCTAATGATATTAAGAAAGCAAGAAAGATTATTATAGATGAAATAAAATCTTATACAGAACAAGGAATCAATGAAATTGCTACCTGTAAATATTTAGCAAACAAATATAATTGTTATTGGGGAGCATTACAACAATTAGCAAATCAAAGTTTAAAAAGTATTAAAAAATCTGTAGAAACAGCAGAAAAAATATTGGAGAAACAAAATGATAAAAGAAGTTGAAATGATAAAAATGCGTAAAGATATAGACCATCTTGTAAAAAATTATTTTTTTACCTATTACTCTCTTGCAGAAATATGTGGTCTTGCACAAAGAACTATCAGAGAGTTTATGACAATGAATAGAAGTTTGTCAGCTAAAAATATTCATTCAGTAAAAAAACATCTGCACATAATAAAAGAACAAATTAAAGAAGCAGAAGAGTACCAACCTGCAGAAACAAAATGAAACCAATAGGTAAGATAACAAGAGATGATTATTGTACGCACTCATTAATACCATATTTATTTGATGCTGGGCATTTTAAGACTAAACAAGAGGTACTTAACGACTGCATTAGAGCAAGGCATGGTGAAAGTATTAGAACTCCACAAACCCTTAGACAAAGAACAGGTGATGTATTAGAGAAGCCTTTGATCCAAGAATGTATGAAAAGACTTGGCATAGATAAGTATGAGGATAAGGTAACTGAAAAGGTAGTACATCCTATATTACCCCTAGAAGGATCATTAGATGGTATGGCTTATCCTGAAAAGCTAACTATAAAAGAAGATATAGAAAATGGTATACATACATTAGATTCTACAGAGGTTTATCTAAATGGTAATGTTCCAATAGAAGTAAAATGCACTAGCATCTATCCTGATGATGTACCACCTGATTGGTTAGGTGTTTTGCAACTTAAAGCTGCTATGGCAACTACACAAGCAAAAGCAGGTATTTTAATTATTCTTTACCAGTCAACTGATCTAAGAATATATGTCATACCTAAAGACTATGTTTTTGAACAAGAACTTGCAGAAAAGGTTTGTGATTTTAATAGAAGAATAGATGAAGAAGATTACTACACGCCACAAGTTACATCTGATGCTCATATTAAATATCCAAATGCATCTGATGAAACAAAGATACTACCTGAAGATACATTAGAATTTATTAAGCAGTTAGAACAAACTAATGACATGATAAAGAATTTAGGTGCTATGAAAGAAAAACTATCAGCACATATCATGGATCAAATGGGTAATGCATCTGTAGGAAGAACTGGTGAATATGTCATTAACTGGAAGATGCGTAAGTATAAGGCTCAACCTGAAAGAGTTGTGCCTGCTAAAGATGCTTATGAGATTAGAAGTAAGACATTAACAATTAAAAAGGGCAATTAGATATATGAGAGTATATAGGTATTATGGAGAGTTTATCTTTTGCCCTTACATTGATTATAAGAGAAAACAAAGAAAGTATTAATTAACTATGGTAATAAAGTCATATTAATATTAATATTTATAT